TCGGGCGGCACCCTATGCTTTTACGTGGACGATTGGCGCCTGGAAGCCCTGTGGCGGGATGCGGTGAAGGGCCGAACGAACCTGGCCTCATTCGGGTGGGGCGCGGTGATGTCGCCCGATTTCAGCCTCTGGCGCAACTGGCCGCTCGCGTGCCAGATATTCAACATTTACCGGTCCTACTGGTGCGCGCGGTTCTGGCAGGAAGCGGGGCTGGATATCATTCCTTCGATCAACTGGTCCGACGAGCGAACCTATGAGTGGGCTTGGGCGGGTGTCCCAAAGGGCGCTCCGGTAGTATCATGCCAGTGTCGAACGACGAGAGACGCCATCGGGCGGAAGTTCTTCTCGAAGGGCCTTGCGGCAGCGGTAGAGTGCATTGAGCCGGAGAACGTGCTGATTTACGGAGGTACTGAAAACCGGGAATGGATCGAGCCGCTACTCCCTACCGGGCCGGAGTATTGGTGGCTCGAATCATGGACGAGCGCCCGGAGGAGATACCGCGATGAGGATTAGATGCCTCGGTGGGGGCGGTGGCGGAGGCGGTGGCCCCGTGACATCGCCCACCGGCTTCGGCTAAGCCGGCCAAACGGCGGCCTTTACGGAAGCGGCGGCGGTGGGTGACGCCGAAAGCCTCTGCGGATACGGCAGAGCCGGATCGTGGAGCCATGCGCCATTGATCACTATCCAATGGGTCCGGCGCGGGCCGAGCCGGACAAGGCACGCCCCACGCCGCCCGGCAAACGCATCAACCGAGGGATAGGGCGGTGAGTAGCGCTCTACCGCCCATTCCTCGCGCGTCAGCGCCCGAAGCAACCCGGCGAGGTAACGAGCCGGAAAGCCACGTGGCCCTAAATGATGGGCCGTGGCCTTCGCATACGGCAGATTAGTGAGCATAGCAAGACATGCCGAACCGCAATGACGACTCCCCGGCTCCTGGCGGATATGAACCATGCTCTGGCCTCCTTCACTATCCAAGCCATCAACTATAGCATACCATGCCTTTCGAGAAAAAGCAAGAAAAATCTGAGGAAAAATCTGCGGGTACGCTTGCGGAGTTGAAGGCTAAACAAAAGCAAGCGATCCTCGATAGCCTCGGGGCCGGCGCATTCATCACAAAGGCGGTCGAGGCCGCCGGCATTGCGGTTCCTACGTACTATGCCTGGCGGCGGGCGGACCCGGAGTTCGACGAGGCGTGTGAGGCGGCCCTTGCCGCACGTGTGGGGCGGGTCGAGGATGCGCTTTACGCCAAGGCCGTTTCGGGCCACGTGACGGCCTGTATCTTCTGGCTGTGCAACCGCGTCCCGGACCGCTGGCAGCACGTCCAGCGGATTGTCCAGGAGCACCGGGGGCAGATCGCCCACCTGAACGTAGATCTGGAGAGTGAAATCAAGGCGGTGGCACAGAGGCTTCGGCGGGAGTTGGATGGAACCGACCGACTCGATAGAAACTGAGGCCCGGCTATTGCGGACCGTCACGGCGAACCCGTACATCCCGCACACGCCGACGCCGAAACAGAGGGCCTTCCTGGCGCTGACGTGCGAGGAAGCGTTCTACGGCGGTTCGGCAGGTGGGGGTAAGAGTGATGCCCTCCTCATGGCGGCCTTGCAATACGTCGAGCAGCCCGGCTATTCGGCGATTCTCTTCCGGCGAACCTATACCGACCTTGCCCTTCCCGGCGCCTTGATGGACCGGGCCGCCGAATGGCTGAGCGTGACCGACGCACGATGGGAAGCCGCGCGAAAGACCTGGGTATTCCCTTCCGGTGCGACCCTGGCCTTCGGCTATCTGGAAGGGGCGCGGGACCACTACCGCTACCAGGGGGCGGAGTTCCAGTACGTGGGCTTCGACGAGCTGACGGAGTTCACCGAGGCGCAATACCGGTTCCTGTTCTCGCGGCTGCGCCGGCTGGAAGGCAGCAAGGTGCCGCTGCGCATGCGGGCCGCGAGCAACCCCGGCGGCGTGGGCCATGAATGGGTGCGGCGGCGGTTCCTCGATGAAGGCGAATCGGCGGGGCGCATTTACATCCCGGCGCGCCTTGAGGACAATCCCTACCTGGATGCGGAGCAATACGAGCACAGTCTTGCCCAACTGGACCCGGTAACCCGCGCGCAGTTACGATATGGAGATTGGAGCGCGCGAACGAGCGGCGGAATGTTCCGGCGTGAGTGGTTCGAGGTGATTGAGCCGGACGCAGTGCCGGCGCATATGATGCGAGTACGATATTGGGACTTCGCCGCGAGTCCGGCGCGACCGGACGCGGACCCGGACTGGACGGCGGGCGCGCTTCTCGGCGAACGGGACGGAATCTACTATCTCCTGGACCTGGTTCACCTGCGCGCTACGCCTTATGCCGTCGAATCACGTGTACGGCAACAGGCGCAGATAGACGGACGGGATGTGGCCGTGTATATCGAACAAGAACCGGGCGCATCCGGCGTACAGACCATTGACCATTATCGCCGGACGGTCCTGCCCGGCTATGCGGTATACGCCGACAAGCCAACGGGGCCGAAGGACGTGCGCGCGCGTCCCTTGAGCGCGGCGGCGCAGGCGGGCAATGTGAAGCTGGTACGCGGCGACTGGATCGGCAGCTTCCTTGACGAGGCCGACGCTTTTCCGTATGGTGCGCATGATGACCAGGTGGATGCCGTTGCCGGAGCGATGCGCGCATTGACACAGCAAGTGATTCCCATGATAGCGAGCGTGGATTGATGCGACTTCTCGGCCTGGAAATCCGACGCGCAAAAAACCGGTATAACGAGGGGCAGGTAAGCCTGACATCTTCCGCTGGATGGGCGCCGGTCTTTGATTACTGGCGCCAAAGCGGGCGGATAGGCAACATTGAAACGAATCCGGCGCGGTTGATTCAGACCTATCGGTCCTGGGTATATACATGCGCCTCGAAGAACGCCCAGGCCGTCGCCAAGGTGCCGCTGCGGCTATATGCGCGGAAACGGACAAGGCAGCGAATGCTTGTCGCCACGCGCAGCCTGGACGCCGAGGAAGAAATACGGCTCCGCAAGGCGTCGAACGCGACCGACGAAGAAGAAATCGTCGAAGTTCTGGAGCATCCGTTGCTGGACTTGCTCCGCAACGTGAACCAGCGTGACGACGGCTTCATGACGATGGAGCTGCTTGTCATTTACCTGGAACTGACGGGACGGGGATTCTGGTTGCTGGAGACGTCGGCCCTCGGCATTCCCTCGGCGTTCTATACGCTTCCGTCCCAGTACGTGAAGGTCAAGCGGGACAAGAAGGGGAATCCCAAAGAGTACGTGGTGGGCACGGCGGGCCATGAGGTGACATACGCGCCCGACGAAGTGATTGCCTTCCGCTATCCTTCGCCTCTCGAAATATACGGGGCCTATTCCCCGGCCATGGCGGCCTACGGGGCCGTAGACACGCAGAATGCAATCGAGGAATACGAGCGAAGGTTTTTCCAGAACAACGCGACGCCGGGTTCGCTGCTGACGCCGGACGGGAACGTGCCGGTCGCTCCGGCGCAATGGGAGGAGTTCCGCGAGCGCTGGCGCGCGGAATACCAGGGCATCAAGAACGCGGGAAAGAGCGCCTTTACGAGCATCCCGCTGAAGTTGATTCAGTTTGCCACGTCGCCGAAGGACCTGAACTACATGGCTGGCCGCGAATGGACGCGGAGGGAAATCGCCAATATCTTCGGCGTGCCGCAGTCCAAGTTGGACATGGACAATGCAAACCGGGCAAGCGCAGAGCAGGGGGATTATGAATACCAGAACGATACCATCCTGCCGAAGTTGAAGCGAATCGAAGCCGTGTTGAACGCGCAGTTGGTCCCGCGCTATCGCGCCACGAACGTGTTCTTGGCCTTCGACAATCCGGTGCCGAGGGACAAGCAATACCGGCTGAACCGCGCGCGCTTCATGGCTATGACCGATGGGGTTTTCCTCACGAACGAAATCCGGACGGCCTTCGGCCAGAATCCATTGCCGGAGTTCGACGGCGTGATTCACGTCCGGCCCCAGGCGGCAGGTGGCCTTCCCGGAGTGAAGCGGAGTGCCGTGAAGACCGCCACGCGCCAGCCGACCTTCCGCCGCGTTCTACGCGACCTGTTCCGCGAGCAGCGAGAGGCCGTCTTGGCCGCGCTCCAAAAGAGAGGGCGAATCCTTCGCCAGAAAATCACGGTAGAAATCAGCCTGGCCGAATGGAATGATCGCTTCGCCGAGGCGAGCGAGCCGCACATCCGCCAGGCGATGGAGCGTGGCTTCCAGATTGGAGGTCGCAAGTTACGGGAGATGACCTCAGCGGACTTCGCCTTCGATCTGACGCGGCCCGAAATAATGGAGTTTATCCAGGATAATGTCTTCAAGTTCGCGCGCGCGGTGAACGCGATTACCGAGCGCGATTTGAAGAAGGTTTTGATGACGGGCCTGGAACGCGGCGATACCATTGCGGAAATCACGGATGCAGTGAAGGCCAAGTATGACGCTTACGAGCGCTGGCGCGCGGCGCGGGTAGCCAATACGGAAGTGAGCCGTAGCCGCCAGGCGGGCGAAGTGCGGGCCTATAGCGATAGCGGCGTGGTGCAGGGCCTTCATTGGCGGACGCTTCCGGGCGCGTGCGAGTTCTGCGAGGAAATGGAGAAGCGATACGGGCCGGGGAGCCAGATGATTAGTCCGGGTGAAACGTTCCTGCAACAGGGCGATGCGGTAACGGCGACGGCACGGGAGACCGGACGCCCGATAGTGATGCGGTTGGACTACAGCGATACGCCACATCCGCCGCTGCATCCAAACTGCGTCTGTTACATCGAGCCGGTGTTAGTGGAGTGATGACATGGCGACCATACGCAAGGGCTTGCTTGGCGAAATCAAAGAGGCGGACGCCGAGGATTTCACGATTGTGGCCCACGTGAGTACCGTAGAGGTGGACCGCGATAAAGAGGTGGTCTTGCCGGACGGGGCGAGATTGGACCGATATCGCAAGAATCCGATCGTGCTCTGGCACCACGACTATGGGCCGGACAGCCTTCCGCTCGGCAAGAACCTGTGGATCAAGACGGACAAGACGGGCCTATTGGCGAAGACGCAGTTCAACGCCAAGGCCGAGTTCTCGCGGGACGTATTCCAGTTGTACCGCGACGGGTTCATGTCGGCATGGTCTATCGGCGCGGGCGATGTGCAGGTGAAGGAGCCGACAGAAGAGGAAATCCGGTCGCACCCGGAATGGGCGGGTGCGCGCGGTATCTGGCATTCCTGGGAACTCCTGGAATATAGCGCCGTGAAAGTACCGGCAAACGCCGGCGCGTTGACACTGAGCAAGGCCCACAGCCTGGGCCTGCATCCCATTACTATCAAGGCCCTTGATATCAAGGAAGCGCAGGAGCCGGGAGAGCCGTTCAATCCATTGAAGCCGTATCCGAACGAGCATGCAGCACGCTTGGAGCCGCCTGAGAAATACGATTCCTTCCGTCGGCAGAATGACAAGTTCGGTCCCGGGATTCACGCGATATTCGGCATTCTCAATGGTCCGCCGCGCAAGAGCGAGTTGCAGGCGATCCGCTTTGATGCGAAGAAGTTCACGGTTGCCGAAGCCAAGGCGTGGCTGAAGGAACACGATTACAAGCCGATCCGCTTCGAGCCGGCCAGCGGCGAGGGGCGATCGGCGCGGCCCGTGCGGATTGTCGTACCTGCGCCGACCGTCCGCCGGCAGCCGCCGAACGTAGTGATTCAACGGCCTGATATCCGACGGCTTGTGCGAAATGAAATCCGTCGTATAATGGGAGTCGTAACGGAGTCATGACAGGTCAGCGGGCTGAGGCGTGGAGGCCGATTCGAGCGGCCAGCGCGGCGGCGCGCGGAGACATGCATGACGGGCAAACCAGACCACAGAGGATAGAACAATGAAGGTCAAGTTCCTGAAGGAGTTGGACAAGTACAAGGTCGGCGACATCGAGAACGTCACCGCCGACTGCGCGAAGGAGTTGATTGCCGAAGGCTATGCGGCCCCACTTGTTAGTGTGGAGCAGGAAGCCGAGGCCGGCAGTCACACGCAAGATGAAGACCTCGCCGGGCAGATCAAGGAAGCCGTGCAGGCGGCCATGAAGGAGTTCGCCCCGGCGGAGAAAGAGAAGCCCGAAGAGGCGAAGCCCACCCCGGCCTACAAGTCGTTCGGCGAGTTCGCGCGGGATGTATATCGCGCCTCGCTGCCGGGCGGGCAGCCCTCGAAGGCCTGGGCAGAACATCTCAAGGCCGTTGGTTCCGATGAACTGGCCGAGGCGGCCGGGGATACCGGCGGTGCGCTTGTGCCCGAAGAGTTCCGCGCCGAACTGCTGAAGAAGGAACTCGAAGCGGCGATTGTGCGCCCGCGCGCTACGGTGCTTCCTATGGCTTCGACTAGCATCAAGATTCCGTACATCAACGAGTCTTCGCGGGCTTCGACGCTGCACGGCGGAATCAACCCGGCCAAGGTCGCCGAGAAGGCTCAGCGGACCGGAACGAAGCCGGCCTTCGGCCTGTGCCAACTGAACCTGAATACCCTGTACGCGCTCGGCTACGTCACGAACGAGTTGCTGGAGGATTCGGCAATCTCGCTCGGTCCGCTGCTGAACGAACTGTACACCTCGGCGATTATCTTCGAGGCAGATGAAGCGTACATCTGGGGTACGGGTGCGGGCGAGCCGCTTGGCGTGATGAACGCCCCGTGCCTGGTGACGGTAAGCAAGGAGACGAATCAGACTGCCTCGACCATCGTCTTCGAGAACATCGTCAAGATGTGGGCGCGGCTGTATCCGCCCTCGATGCGCAACGCCGTGTGGGTTGCGAACCCCGACACCTTCCCGCAACTGGCGACGATGAGTCTGGCCGTCGGCACCGGGGGTGTTCCGGTGTTCATGCCCGCCGGCGGCGCTGCGGGCGCACCGCTTGCCACGCTCATGGGCCGTCCGTTGATCTTCAGCGAGAAGATGAAGACTCTCGGAAGCGTGGGCGACATCCTGCTCGCGGACTTCAGCCAGTACTTGATCGGCTTGAAGGCAGGTGGCGGAATCAACGCCACGCAGAGCATTCACCTGCGGTTCGACTACAACGAGACGGCGTTCAAGTTCGAGCAGCGTCATGACGGACAGCCCTGGTGGAGTTCGGCGCTGACGCCGCGCCAGGGTTCGAATACCCTGTCGCCGTTCGTCACGCTTGCCGCCCGGTCCTAAGATGGAGAGGAGAGAATAATGGGTGCTGGAATGCTGTTGCCGGAAGGCGGCGTGATCCACGAAGCGATCAAGCCGCAGACTGGCGGTTCGGCCCGGTCCGGTGACTGGGTGAGCCTGAAGGGCTACGAGAAGTGCCTGATTCTCGTGCACATCGGACAGAACAACGCTGCGACTACGGAAATCACCGTAGACAAGGCGACCGATGTGAGCGGGACGGGCGAGTCCACAGGGATCACGCTGAACAACTGGTGGAGTGCAGAGGACAGCGCGGGCGTCTATACGAAGGGCACCGCCGCCTCCAGCATCACCAGTTCCGATACCGGTAGCGGGTCGTCCGTCTATCTGATCGAGGTGCGGGCCGAGGAACTCGGCGCATACGACTGCATTCAGGTTGAATGCGGTGCGTCGAACGCGGCCAACTACATCTCGGCGCTGTACATCCTGTATCCGGGGCGCTATCAGCAAGCGACGCCGATCAGCGCCGTCACGAACTAAGAGGAGTGAACCGGGGGCCGGGCCGAACCCGGCCCCCACGGGTGCCTGCAACGCAGGCGATCTCGGCGAGATCACCCGAAGGAGCGTAAGATGGGCCAGAGCAAATGGGTTGAATGGAAGCAAGGTCTCCCCGTCACGATTGACGGGTTCATGCGGATGCCCCTGTTGCCGCAGGTGTTCAGTCAGTCCTTCTCGTATTTTGACCACTTCGTCTGCCCTCCGATTGCCAGTTCGACGCAACTGGTAGGCTTCAATACGACGGAGCTTACGGACGGTAGCGTCGCAATGGCGACGGGCGACTCGGCGGCGGATGGTTGGCTGAACCTTGTCGGTGGAGCGAATGATGGCGAAGGGATTCAGGTACAGGGCAGCGAAGCGTTCCTGCCCGCCGCCGGAAAGGACATCTACTTCGTCACGCGCGTTCGCATCAGCGATGTAGATGACATTGACTGGAATATCGGCCTGTGCTCGATTGACAGCAATATCTTCAGCACGCAGCCGACCGAGATGATCGCCTTCGGTGGCAACGACGGCGATGCCAACCTGGATTTCCAGGTGCGGAACGGCGGCACCGGAGATGCCACCGATACCGGCACGGACCTGTCCAATGGCACGGCGATTGTGCTCGGCTTCCACGTGTCGGGAACCACGAGCGTGACGCCCTATATCAACGGGACCGCTGGCACTGCCGTCACTTCCAATATCCCGACCGGCACCGTCGCGTTGACATTCGGGATGCTGAACGGCGGGACAACGGCCAACAACATCCTGGGGATTGATTACATCGGCGTGATGCAAGTCTCGTAAGGAGCGAGTCATGGCGACCTACAGCCCGTTGACCTTCGCTACAGCGACCGGATCGAGTGCTATCAACACCAGCATCGCTCCGGCGTCACGCGGCGTCCTGCTCGCTCTTACCCTGCATCTATCGGCTGCCGGCGGAGCCGCGGAAGACCTGACGGTTACGTTGAACAAGGCCGCCGGAGCCGCATACGATGTGCCTATCCTGACGCAGGATATGAGCACAACGCAGGACGTCGTATGGACGGGCGAGATACCCTTTCAGAACGGCGATACGATTGATGTGGCCTACACAAACTCCAATAGCCGGACGTATGGGCTAGAGGTGGTGTATCGGAAGGGGGCCTGACATGGCTTTGTACATCAACGGCCTGGACGCTTCCGATTCCCGGCGAATGGTGACCAATACCGCCGCGAGTGGAACGATTACCCTCTCGTTCGACAACGCGCCGAACCATTGGTACGTCGCCACGGGCAACATCACCTTTGCGGTGGCGGGCACTGACGCGAACCTGTCCAAAACCCTCTACGTATTCGTGCAGGCGTCCGGTGGTGCCCGCACCGTAACGTTTCCCACCGGCTGGCATTGGGAGACTGCCGTCAGCAATCCGGTGACGATCTCGGATACGCAGATCGGATACTTCCGCATCCAGTCCGTCGGCACGCATATTACGGCGGCCTATGACGAACTGGAGTACGATGCGGCCTACGCCTCGCAATCTCGGTCTCGTACCAAGAGCCTGAGCGAGAGCCGTTCGCGTTCCGCCAGCCTTGCGAAGTCGCTCTCTAAGAGCCGAAGCAAGAGCCGGATGCGTTCGCTGAGCGTCTTCCCTTCGCGCAGCCGTAGCCGCAGCATGAGCAAGACGCTCTCGAAATCGAAGTCCGAAAGCAAGTCGGCTTTCCATAGCCTGACGAAATCGCGCTCCCGGTCCATGAGTGTCAGCAAGAGCGCGAGCGCCTTCCATAGCGTGACGCAGAGCCGGTCGCAATCGCTGAGCGAGTCGAAGTCACAGAGCCGTTCGGCAAGCGCGAGCCGGTTCAAATCGCGCTCACAGACCCGCTCGAAATCTATGAGCGAGTCGAAGTCGCGGTCGCGGTCGCAATCGCAGTCGCGCTCGCAGAGCCGGTCCTGGAGTGTAGAGAAACTATCGTGAAGCGACGTAGGAAGCCCGCCCGTCACAAGATGGTGACGGCATCGGAGAGCAAAGATGGCCACGAACCTGAGTGCCACGCTGAACCTGGTTCTGGGCGCGACCTTCACCAACGCACTGGACAACACGACAACCAAGGATGCGCTCTCGCTGGATTTGACGGACACCCTTGCCAACGGCACGGGAACGGACCAGGCGAATCAGATTTGGCATGACCGAAGAACTCTCGCAGCAACGAGCGAAAACCTCGATGTGGCGGGCGGGCTGACGGACCCATTCGGCGCAACCGTGACCTTCACGGCAATCAAGTGCATCCTGATTCACAACCGAGAAACGACTGCCGGATACGACCTTACCATCGGCGGCGGGACAAATGCCCTTGTAAACTGGGTTGCCGATAGCAGCGACAAGGTGGTAATCGGCCCGAATGCCGTTTTCCTGCTGTGGCATCCCGGCGCGGGCTATGCCGTCACGGCGGGAACCGGCGATATTCTCAAGATTGATGCAGGCGCAAACACTGTGACGTATGACATCGTGCTGATTGGAACCGATTGACATGGCGACCTACGACCTAGCGACGCTATCCGAAGCGCAAGCCTTTCTGAACGTGAGCGGCGAAGACGACATGCTGAGCCGCATGATCACGGCGGCGACGCAGGTAATGGAGCGCTACACAGGTCGCCGGCTGGCGTCGCGCTCATATACCGAGTGGGTCAACGGAAGCGGCACGGATCGGCTGTATCTGAACAACTGGCCGATTACGACATTGAGCCGGATATGCAACGGCCAGCGTGAAGTCGCCCGTATCTACAATACAAGTACGGACGCGGCCTATGCTACGGTCACGGCTGATACATCCGGCCTGACGCTAACCGTAGGGGGTGGAACGAACGACGGGAGCGATACGAGCATTACCTGGGCGTCTTATGCGACGGTCGCGGATGTTGTCGCGGCGGTGAATGCTCTCGGCTCCGGCTGGTACGCCGAAGTGCTGGAATCTCGCGGCTCGTATCCCAGTGCGGAAATCCGGCCCATGGGCGCAGGGGCGGCCTTGAATAACGGCACGCATGGCAACTCATATGTGGACCTGCAAGCACCGGAGGAACCGATCCAGGACGTGATGATTGATGTTGAACAACGCTACCTCTATGCGCCCTCGGGATTCAATGCTGGAACGCTCAATGTCTTCGCGGCCTATACCGCCGGCTATGCGACCACCGACCAAGCCTATGAGCACCTTACGCAAATCTGCCTGGAGATTGTCTCGCGGATGTACGCGAAGCGCGGCAAGGGCGGCGGAATGCGCAGCGAAAGCCTGGACGGATATTCTTACACCCTGGCGGCGGAAGCCGAACTACAGGCGGATATCCGTGCGATGCTCGCGCCCTATTGCCGGGTGGTTGTCTGATGCTTAGTCATTTATGCGATAAGACCGTCACGATACAGCATAATACGGCGGCCCTGAGCGCCGACATGACACATGCTGACACCTGGGAGACGAAGTACGAGAACGTGCGCGTGCGGATTGTGCCCCTTTCGGCGCGGCAACTGAGCGCCTACCAGGGGCGACCGAGCCGCCCGACGCATCGCGTATATGTCGGAGATGCGAGCCTGACGATTACCACGGCGGACCGCATCCTATACGGGGACCGCATCTTGAATATCCAAGGCGTTCGAGACCCCCACGAACAGGGCCGGTTCCTCGTGCTGGAATGTGAGGAGTTCCAGCCGTGATTCGATGGTACGGCGAGGACGTGCGGCGGCGCGTAGAGCAACAGTTGGTTGCCAACCTTCGGCTGGCGGCCATCACCGTGCAGAACGCGGCGCGAGATAACGTCCGGCCCGGCGGCCCGTCGGGATTCGTTACGAGTCACGGCGGACGGGGACTGCTCGGCAGTATCACGTATGAGGTTGATGGAGCCAAGAAGGTCGCGCGCATCGGAAGCAACTTGAAATATGCGCGCATCCACGAACTCGGCGGAGTCATCGTTCCCGTTCGCGCCAACTGGCTGCACTTCGAGATAGATGGGCAGCATGTGATGACCAAGCGAGTCGTCATGCCCGCGCGGCCTTACCTGAGGCCCGCGCTGGACAATAACCGAACGCATATCGCCCGAATCCTGTCAACGCCGGTGAAGCAATGACGGACCTGTGGCGCAGCATCAAGGCGGAGTTCGACCGTTACCGAGGGGACAATGACCCTTATACCCTCGTTGGCGGTCGCATCTATCGCTCCTACGCGCCGGAGCGGGCCACCATGCCATATATCGTTGTATCCTTACTCGGCGGGCCGATTCTCTGGATGTACGGCGCAAAGCAACTGGAACAGGCCCGGCTACAGATAGACGTGTATGATGAAATCCGGCACGGCGCTCCGGCGCGGGCGCTCAAGATATTCGAGGGATTAGTCCGCATCTTAGAGCATGCGGACCTGACGATGGAAGACGGGTCTACTCATATCATCACGCGACGCGAGGGATTGCCCCGCGAGGTGATCGAGGAAGATGTGATTCACATAAGCGGCGACTGGCTTTGCGAACGCCAGGTCGCCGCGAAGGGAGTCTGACATGGCGGTGATAGATGGCGAAACCGGCAGCGTGACCTTTGCAAGCGGCTATACCACCAACGCCTACGCCTGGACGGCGCGGCCCAGTACGAACATCTTGGACATCACGACCTTCAGTCCGACCGGTTCCTATACTATGGCCGCAGCGGGCCTGAAGGACTGGGAAGGAACGTATCGGTGTCGGAAGCAAGCGACAGCCAATACGACCCTCAGCGCGGCGGGCAGTGCCTATGACAACAACGCGTTTCGATTCGAGGTCGAATGCACCTGTAATCCGCTCCAGACCACCACGTTCTCGGCGACGTATCATAGCCGCATCGCCGGCCTGCTCTCGGCGCGTGGCTCCTGGACGTGCTACATTGATGATACGCAGGCCCTGCCGGAAGCGGGTACGTCGGACACGTTGACGTTTACGTTGGATACCGGGGAATCCTATGCCATTCCGCTGATTGTCGAAAGCGTAGACGTAGAGGTAGTCGCGGATGGTAGTGGGCGGCAACTGACCTGCAACTTTGTCAACAATGGAGAGATCACAGTATCTGGCGGTGCTCCCGTCGCTGGGGAGACCGGTTCGGCAACGTTTGTAGCCAAGACAGGCCGAGAGTATTCCGGGAATATCCTGATTACATCGGTACGGATCGCCTTGGATGCCGCCCGCGAGGAAGCGGACTTTACCTTCACGTGGGTCGGCGCGGGTGCCGCCACCGCGGCATAATCATGATTGAGAGAATACAATGGCCGAGAAGCCGACGCCCAAGGGATTCAATCCCGCAGAAGCGCCGCGCCAGCCGTCGCCGGACAAAGTGCATGCTGAACCGCTGACCATACAGATCGGCGATAAGGAATACAAACTCGGGCGCATCCGCCTGTCAGATATCGCCGCCGCTACAGCCCGCCTGCGGTCTCTCCGGCTGCGGGCGTTGCTCGCAGAACAGGCGGGTATGTCCTGGCGCGTCGCCGCCCCCGCCCTCGCTCACGCCGCCTGTATGGACCCCACAGATGAAGATGTCTGGCAGTTCATTGAGTCCAGCGCGGAAGGCACGGCCTATATCCTATGGCGCGTAATGAATCGGCACAATCCGGGCCTGACACTGGAGCGCACAGAAGAACTTCTAGAAGAAGCGCCGGAGATCGTTGCGCTGCTGTTTATGGCGAGCGAGTTGCAGCGGCCCCGGCGAATGCCGGAGGGTGAGCAGCGGGAAAACCCTACGGAAGCCGACGCCAGCCCCAAGGTCTTCCGGAGGAACGCGGAATCTGCGACTGGGCCGGAAACGCCGCCTTCCTCGCGCATATCTACGGATGGACCTTCGATGAAATCGCCGACCTTGAATGGCCCCAGTACATCGCCGCCCTCCGACGCGGCGAAGAACTCCTGAAAGCGCAGGCGGGTCTATGAAAATCGCGGAAGCATATGTAGAAGTTCGCGGCGACATGAAACGCCTTCGAGGCGACCTGCAAGCCGCGCGCAGTAGCCTACGCACGTGGGCGGGTCGAACCGCCATGATGCTCGGCGGGTATTTTGGCGCACGACAGATGTTTAGTTTTTTGAGGTCTTCTCTTGCCAACTATGCAGAAGCGCAAGAGATCACCGCCAAACTCGGCGGCGCCCTGCGCGGCCTCGGAGTGGACGCCCAAACGGCCCTTCCAGACCTGATCAAATTTGCGAACGCGATTCAAAGCCAAACGACATATAACGATGAGGCGGTTCGTAGTTTGATGACACTTGGCGTTACCATGGGCCGCGTGACAGGCGAACAATTGAAGGAAATGACCAAGGCGGCAATTGGATGGGCCGAAATTCTCGGCGTAGATGCGCGCACAACCATGAATATGTTGGCCCGCGCAATGCAGGGCAATATGATGCTTTGGAGCCGCTACGATTCGAACATAGCAAAACTCGCCACGCATCAAGAAAAACTAAACTATTTGATGCGACGTGGGGCGGAAGGGTTCAACATTGCCCGCGAACGCGCAGACTCGCTCGGCGGGGCGATCAAACAACTGGCGAATACATGGGAGGACGCCAAAGAGGAAATCGGGCGCGGCTTTGCTGAGGGCTTCGGGCGGCCCGGCACAGGAGGACAGGCGTTCTTGCAAGAGATCGGCAAGACCGGCGGGGAATATGGGCGGGGCCTTGGCACACTTATCTCGAAGGTGATCGGGGCAGAAACGCCAGCGGAGAGGAATCAACGCCTGATCCAACAAAGGATTCAACAACTTCGGCGCGCCGCCCAAAAGGCCACCAAGGCCGGCATTGAGGGGGCAGAAGACCTTGCACGCTTGGCCGATATCTTAGAGGCGGAGGCGAAACGCAAGCCGCGCACAACAGCCGCAGATTGGGTCAGACGCTTCTTGTTGCCAAGCGCGGCCATAATTGGCGAGGCAGGCAAAGAGGCCCCGCTTCAAACGCAAGGTGTGAATGAACGTATTGGACGCATGATAAAATTGCGCCCGGAACTGGGCCGCTTTATGGGCGCCCGCATGGCTCCGCCATCAGCGCCGGCAAGTCTGCCAGAGGCGGCGACTCCCGGACGCTTCCTTCCCGGTGGCGCATTTGCGGGGCGGCCCCGAACCGATGAGGAAATCCGGGACATCCTGCTGCGCATCGAAGCGAATCAGCAAAAGCCGAAGGGGGGGTTGGAATGAGGCTCTTGTTGGAAGGGAGATGGCGATGCGTACATGCGTCCGGCTGTTGGTCTGTTGTATTGTCCTCGCCGCACTGGCGTCTTGTGGAGGCCCGCAAATGGCCGCAAATGTAACCGAGGTTTACTTTCCCGCACAGGAAGCCACTTACGACCGGCTTACGGGCCGATATACCTGCACGCGGGTCTTTCACGTCACCGAGCACAACCCCGCGCGCAGCCTGACGGACTCGGCAATCAGCAGCGAGGTCAACGCGGGCGACGGGCCGATACCGGCCTATGCGGATACCTTTACGATTCAGCATGTCGAAGACAACAGTATCAGCATAAGAATGGTACCAGTTGCTCGACGCGCGCGGCGCCTGGGCACGGATGCGAATAACAGTGCGCTTCCCATTACTGAGGTTATCGTAGATTATGAAGGCCACTACGTGGGTGATGACGGCGTAGGCCTCCTCACAGAAACGATTGACTTCGGGACGGAAAGCAGCAAGACATATTGGGATATCAACAACAATCCTATCGGGATTCCCGATGAAAAGGGGCTACCCCAGGGAACAACTATTTACGTTCCGCGAGTCATTTACCGCGTTACCTG